TTCTGGTGCGATGTTGTCGGGCGTTGCCTTGTCGTCGGGGGTTGTCTCGCCCGCCTCTCTCAATCCTTGATCCTCCGGAGCAATGACAGGCTTGACTCCCCCCGGGGAACTGGCTGATGCCTCCGCCAGGTCTCTGAGTAAAAGCTGTTCCAACGTATCAGCTGGCGGCTTTCCCTGTGCGGGCCCCGCTTCTGACAATTCCTGCTCCGCCTTCCGGCAACGCTCGGCGAGATACGCGCGGCCGGTGCTCGTGATCTTGTAAGCGAGATTGTTCGTGACGTCGTCGCGCCCCTTGGTGACCAAGCCGTCCTTGACGGCGTGGTTGGCGTTGTCTCGAGCCTGCGAGTCGGTAAGCCCAGCGGCTTCGGCGAGCTCGCTCACGGTAAGCATTCCTTCCGCAGCGAGCGCCCGCAAGAGTTTGGCGCGCGCGCCGTTTTGATTGGTGGTTGACATGGCTTTCCTTCGTGATCGCTTATCGCATGGTGTGAATGATGACTCGGCAGCCCGGCTGGGCAATGATTCTCTGCTCGCCGTGCGCGGTGCGTTGTTTGCATTCCTTCGCCTCTTCAACGGCCTTCTGCGCTGCGCGGTTACGCGCTTTGACGCGTTGATTCGCGAGGCCGAGGTCAGACGCCTTGGCGCGCAACTGCTGCGGAGACACGCCGTAGCGCGTGGCCAGTTCGGTGGCCGGAGTGGTGCCGTACAGGTCGCGCAGCTCGTCGATTTCTGCGCTTTTCCACCGTTTGTATTGGTGGCGCGCTGTCCGGATCGGCGGCTGGACAGTCATGCGGACTTCTCCCTCTGAGAATGGAACCAACCCAGTTGATACAGCACGTCGTCGAGCGCTTCGTGCAACTCCTCGACCGATTCGGCGACAACATCATCGTCGGACACCAGGCGCATCTGCTCCTGGAAGCTGCGGTATTCGTTTCGGTTGCTTCTCGGCGCTCCGGGGCGGACGATGCGCAGGAGCTTGCCGCCTTCCTTGCGCAACCGATCCGCCTCATGCAGGAAGCGGACGTCGGTCAGCACGAAATCGACTTTGTTTTCCATGATCTCGTAAATCTCGCGGAACGCGCGATCAACCCAAATGGTGGGATACCCGTGATGCTGTCCCCAGTCGGTCCCGAGCGACTCCATCAAGGACACAGGCGTCTTGCCGCCGAGCCAGGCAATTGGAAGCTCTTTGCGCTCCGGCGTGAAGTCCTCGTCGGTGAGCCCGAGCATCGCCTTGAGTCCGGCGCGAATGGGATCCGCGAAAGCAATCCGATGAAAGCCGTGCACGGAAGCCAGATAAGCCGCCGCGGTGTCTTTGCCGTTGAACGGCTGGCCCGTCAAGCCAAGAATCATGATGGTGTTCCCCTCAAGGCGTTTCGATTTGGCCGGTCGGCGCAGGAAGCCGAAGGCCGTTGCGCCGATCGTGCAGCGCCTGCTCTCGGGCGTCAGCGGCCGCGCGCTGTTCGTCGATCCTGGCGATTTCGGCCATCCAGAAGCTCACGTCTTCCAGCGCGAAGCGCACCTGGTCGGCCGCATGCTGGCGCGCTGTGTGCAGGTCGTGCTGGTGGATGCGCGCCGCCGGAATTCGCAGGCCAAGGCCGAAGCGCAAGGCCAGACGGCACGCGTGATTGATGGCCAGGCCGACCGTCTGCAGAAGTGGTGTGCCGCGCTCGCGGCCGGAAAGCGCTTGTGTCTCTGCGCGTGTGATCATGCGTCGTTACCTCCAGAAATTGGCCGCGTCGCGCGAAAGCCGACGCTGACATATTCGCCGTGAAGCAGTGCCGCGTAGAGCGCAAAGGCGCCGGCGTCCTTCCCGCTTCGGCATCCGCCGCCGCGTATCAGCCCACGATCGTACCAAACCAGCCGCTGCGTGCCGGCCTTGGGATACAGGCCCATGCCGGATGTCCGTGGCTCACACGGAGCCGTCATAACGCTGGGAGAGTCCGCGTCCACGATGCCGGTAACGCCTTCCTGATTGCCTTGAACGTCGTCATACACCCACGACCAGGCATTCCCACCGAAGTCGCACAGCGCTTGTCCGTTGGACAGCGTCTTCCACCGCGATTCGGCCGCGTCTTCCGGCTGGTACATTCCCGATACAGGAGACAAAACGCTGCGCTTCCGGAGTCCCTGCTTGAGCTTGCCCAGGCCGAACTGTCCGCCGGTCCAGTTGGCGTTCTGTCCCGCCGCGTCGTGCGCGATCGCCAGCCATTGCGTCTCGGTGATCAGCGACCAGCCGGCCGCCCGGCAAGCCGCCAGTGCGGCGAAGTACGAGACGCGCACCCAAGGCGTGTAGGCCACGTGCGAGGCCGCGCGAGGAACGCGCGAGTCCGGATCCTGGCTGCAGAGGAATGTCGATACTTCGAACGGCGGAACGACAAGCCCGCACGGAAGGGGAGTTTCGGGAACGCGAATGAAGGCGTGTTCCATTTTGTTGTCCCTATGTGGTTGTGGGCGCCGGTCTCTCCCGGCTTGTCGCTGGGCTTTCGTTATCCAGTTACGCCAGCCAAGCTGTGCTGGTCCAGCAAGCGGCATCCTCGCTGTGATCTGCGATTCCTCGCGCTTGATTTTGCCGGCCGCGTCAGTTTTCCCGCTGACCGATGGCCCTTATCAAGGCGACCGAAAACCCGCGTCGCGCCGGGTGCGGCCGGCAGGATTCAGCTTTCGCGCCCGCGCGTTTTGCTCGCGTCGAGCGATGTGCTTGCCTTCATCGATCCCGGAATAGAACGCGTCGCGGCGAGGATCGCCAGGCTTGTACTCGTGCCTGATCGGGTGCGCCGCAAAGACGTACATCAAGAACGCCTTGACTCCGTCGCGGTATTGCTCGCTGCGGGCCTCGCGCCCGCTGGGGAAGGCTTCGGAAAAAAGCCTTTCCGCGAGAAGAACGCCGCCGGGTTGGTCGATGTGGGGCATGTGGTGGCTCCCGTCACTGGTCCAAGTTGCTGCGCCGAAGGAAAAGAACACCTTCGTGCCTACACAACCCGCGGCTGGCACGAGCCTCGTCGCAAAGAGAGGGCCGCCCGTCGATACGATTGCGAATGCTGTCGTGCGAACACAAGTGCGTCAGTCCGAACTGGTGTTCCTTTGACTTGTGCCAGTGACAGTCGACGCAAAAGTTGTCGTTCGAAGGTTTGTTGTCGGCTTGCGCGATTGGCGGGGTGGTCTGCATGGCGGCTCCTCGGTGGGTTGATGCCCACAATTACACAACACGTGTAAGCAAAAGTCAACGAAAAGTGTAGTGCATGCATTTCATTGTCGACCTTTTACACAAGGAGTTGCTACACAGCGCGAATTGGTCTAGACTACACATCATGTGTAATGCAAAACTGATCATTGCCGCTCTTGGCGGCGCGTCGAAGGTGGCGAAAGACTACGGGTTCTCAGCGCAGAGGGTGTGCAACTGGGGTTTGCGTGGCATTCCGGCGTCGGTGATTCTTGGGAATCCAGGATTCGCCAGGGCGCTTGCTGAGGCAGGTTACGAACACAAACAGGAAGAGCGTTCCGCCGCATGACTGGTCACCCGATCTCCTCCAACCGCCTGGCGACGTCTCCCCGCCGGTGCGGCTTCCATACATCTCCGCGTCCTGACAGACGCGGAGATGTATTTTTTTCGGAAAGGACAGCGCGTGCTCAACGAACTCCAGAAGTCTTTCAACCGCTGGGCGGCCTCCCGGTGGTTTGTCGTTGGCGCCCGTCGCCGGCCATGGCAGACGCAACAGCCGCCGCCATATCGAGGAGCATCGTCTCGCCGCGCAGATCGCCTGTTGTGTTCCTGGCGTGCGCCATGGCAACCAAGTCGTGGAGCAGCGGCTGCCGTTCTGCTGCGGGCAGCCGTCTTGTCAGTGCGAAGCAGAGCCCGCCGAGTGCGGTAGTCAGCGCGTTGTAGTCGTCGGAAGCTATGGCCATGGGTGCTCCTGTGCGGGTGAATGAAAGCGTGGAAGCTGGATTCTGTCTGCATTTGCGCACTCCTTATACCGAGCCGAACGGCACGAAGAAACGATAGATCACCGCCTGTACGAAGGCTGTCCTGATTTTTCGTACAGCCACGTACAAGCCAAAGAAAGGTCTTGCCATGCAACAAGCGCTATTCCACGAGTCGATCCAGGACGCCCTGCGCGAAGTCATCCGCGCCGCTGGCGGCTCCAAGATCGTCGGCTGCAAGCTGTGGCCGTCGATCCCCGTTGACCAGGCCGCGAGCAAGATCAGCGACTGCCTCAACCCGGACCGCCGCCAGCACTTCAACGAGACCGAAATGCTTCACCTGCTGCGCATCGGCAGGGAGATCGAATGCCATGCCGCGATGCACTACATCGCCTCCATCTGCGGCTACTCACAGCCCGACCCGGTAACACCGGCCGACGAGGTGCAGGCCCTGCAGCAGCAGTTCATCCTGGCGACCAAGGAACTCAAGGCCATGAGTCAGCGCCTCGAGGCCATCACCGCTCGCGCCAACCTCACGGCCGTGCGCTGATGGACGACGCCGACCGCGCCAAGGAGTTAGAGCAGATGCCCATCGATCTCGCCATCGCCGCCGCCCGTTCAGCGACAGCCGGCCTCTCGCCATGTGGCGTCTGCTA